GGTCAAACAAAGTTAAAAGCCGAAGATTACCGTAATGAACAGGATCAGGTAAACAAAGATCTGTAGTACTCTCACGAGCGATACCAATCTTAAGATTAGGAGATTCATTACGTGATACCAAATCGCGAGCCTTATGTTCTAGAAAACGAGCGAACAAGTATTGGAAACTTGTAATTTCAAAAGGAAGACCCGAAGGCGGAATAAACCCTAACCCACCCCTCTCGAGAGGTAGGAAGAAGTTTAGTTTACCTTTGTCCGAAAACTTATCAAGAAGAGACTTGTTATAATGAATAAAGCGACGATGCGCTCTAAGAGGATTTTGTGCTCCAACCATTGTCTTATTGTAGTAATCCCAAAGAGGGGTAGGGTTGTCAAGGACAGCCCGAGGATTATCATCCTTACCAATCAACAAGGAAAGATTGAAGTGAAAGTGCCTCTCGAAGACACAGGTGCCTTTCTGAGAATTAAACTTATAAGTATAAATCTCAGAATTCATTGTAAGAAGACTCGGAGACGAGTAGTTCTTTCCAAGAGAAAGTCCAAAGCCAACAAGCTTCATTTCATCGAGCCAGTACTTATAAAATTCAGGAGGTCCTCTAAAAAGGATATCATCTCCATTTACAAGAACAGGTAGATCATATAAAGCTATGTTCCTTCCAGTAAACTTTTCTAGAGCACACCAGTAGGGAATGAGATTCACACAACAGAGGATATAAAAAGAATGTATAGAACCCATTAGTTGGCCGTTAGTTTGAAGAAACGGATCTAAATCGTGGTTTACATTATATATATCTGGATAATGCATAAGTTGAGGATATATCGCTGAGCGCAAGATCTCAAGGACTTTATCGTAAAGTGGGTCAATGACTCCATCTTCGTCAATTTCCATATTGAAATGCTTCAGCGTAGCTTCAAAAGCTTCAAATGTCCAAAACTTATTAACAGTATCACTCGCTTGTGAATAGTCACCAGACCAGAAGGGAGTACCTTCAAAATTTAGATTTAGTTTGCGTTCGCGTTCAACTAATGAATACAGATCACCCGTGTTCATTGGTCGTCCGGTACATGCGAAACAAGGAAAATTTTGAAGATAGTTCCAGCATTCTTTTTGCCAGAACTTACCGACCCAATATCGGAGAGAGTTACCTTTAGTAACAAGTCGAACCTTAAGAGGATTGAACACTGGTGCCGCCATGACATCAATGGACTTATCCAAATAAGCGATTTCAACTGCCTCTTCGAAAGTTGGAGCCTTAAGCCCTTTAATCTTAAAGAAAGAAGATG